CGTTGGGTCCAAGAAGTATGTCTCAAGACTCTGCACTCAACCGATCCATGGAAGTGACTCAAATTGAACTCCTGCTGGTCTCCAGCCTTATCCCATACGCTCGTAATTCTCGGACTCACTCTGATGAGCAAGTAACGCAAATTGCAGCTTCCATCCGCGAGTTCGGATTCACCAATCCCGTTCTGATTGATGCTAACGGGACGATCATAGCCGGTCACGGTCGAGTTCTGGCGGCAAAGAAGCTCGGACTCATTGAAGTCCCGTGTCTGCGGCTCGGACACCTGACTCCATCGCAGATCCGAGCTTACGTCATCGCGGACAACAAGATCGCTCTCAATGCCGGTTGGGACGATGAGATGCTCAAAGCCGAGTTGCTAACCCTACAGGAAGAGGGCTTCAACACGGACCTGACTGGATTCTCTGACGATGAACTCAACGCTTTGCTGACCGTTGAGACCGTAGAAGGCGAGACTGATCCAGACGAAGTTCCAGAGGCTCCAGTTGAGCCAATCACTAAGCTTGGTGATATCTGGATTCTTGGGAATCACAGGTTAATGTGCGGAGATTCTATCAACATAGACTCGGTGAAACGATTGATGAATGATGATCAAGCAGATCTGCTTCTTACTGACCCTCCATACAATGTGGATATGGAGGCTAAAAATGAAATGCTTGAAAAAGCTGGAAAAGCAAGAAAAGACAAATCAACGTTCGGAATAGCAAACGACAAGATGGATGACGCTGAATTTCGTCAATTCCTCCGCGATGTTAATCAATCAGCAGATGTTGTGATGAAAGATGGTGCTGTTTTTTACATATGGCATGCAGACTCTGAAGGATACAACTTCAGGGGGGCTTGCGCTGATATTGGGTGGAAAGTGAGGCAGTGTTTGGTTTGGGTTAAATCAGTCTTTGCTATTGGAAGAAGCGACTATCACTGGAAGCACGAACCATGTCTTTATGGATGGAAGTCCGGAGCTTCTCACACTTGGGAATCTGATAGATCTCAAACAACAGTTTTGGAGTTCAAAAAGCCATCCTCAAGCAAACTTCATCCAACGATGAAACCTGTGGAGCTTTTTGAGTATCAAATCAAGAACAGCAGCAAGCCTTCAGAGATTGTGTTGGATTTGTTCGGAGGTTCTGGAACTACAGCAATCGCTTGCGAGAAGACCGGACGCAAAGCTCGATTGATGGAATTAGATCCAAAGTACTGCGATGTCATCGTCAAGCGTTGGGAGGATTTCACCGGCAAAAAGGCGGTTCTTGAAAAGCGCGAATCCAATGATTGAAACCCTAGAAATCCACAAACCCAGAGGCATTGAAGCTCTGCGCCAGAACCGAATCGCGCTCAACGCCATAGAATCGCAGACCGATTTCCGGATGATTGGTTTGCCGGACACGGAGCCGTCTCGGATTGATGGCTTCGTCTATGACGCCAACGCGGGAGTGATTGTCGGAAGCTACGAGATCAAGTCTCGGTTGTATGATCTGCACAAGCTCCAAACGACCTACAAAAACAAGTGGATGATTGATTGGTCAAAGCTTCAAGCGGCACTTGAAGTGACCAAGCATACGAAGCTGCCTTTCTACGGAGTGCTGCACCTAAAGCCGGACAATCTGGTGATGATGGTCGAAATCTTCAACGCTCGCGCAACGTGGGCTTGTAACGTGGAGTTGTTGGATCAATGGAACGATGGGAGGCCAGAGAGAATGGCGTTCGTCCACATGGACTCTGCAAAGACATACAAGATCCGCCCAAGCAATGAGATCATCCAGACTCAGCTTTTCCGATGACCGATCTTGAGCGTGAGATTCTGGAGTTCCGGCGGCAACTGTGGCGACCGACTCCACGGCAGTCTGTGGTTGAGTGGGCTGAATCCAACCTGACATTGACTCAACGACAGACCGAGCATCCCGGCCCATTCTCGACGGCAGTCAGGCCATATTGCCGTGAGCCATTGGAGACTTGGAAAGATCCGGCGGTCTCAGAGGTCACGCTCTGTTGGGGATCGCAGACCAGTAAGACGACAACGCTCATGGCAGGTCTGGCGTGGGCAATCGACGTCGAACCGAGTCCGGCTTTGTGGCTCATGCCGTCCGAGAATCTTGCTCGGAGTTTCTCTAAGTCCCGCTGGCTCCCAATGCTTGAAGACTCACCGGCTCTTGTGGCTCGGTTCCCTGCGGATCGTGACCAGATCACAAATCTGGAGCAGCAATTTGACCGATGCACGTTGAGCTTCGTTGGCTCAAACTCACCGGCAAATCTGGCGTCCCGACCCGTCCGCATTCTGGTTGCGGATGAGGTGGACAAGTTTGCGGAAGCGACCGCCAAAGAAGCCGACGCTCTGGATCTTGCAGAGCAACGACTCAAAGCGTTCTCCAGTTCAAAAGCATTTTTCACCAGCACTCCGACAACTACCGAAGGCAGAATCTGGCAGAAGTTCCTGCGTGGGGACCAAAGGCACTACCACATACCGTGTCCGCATTGCCGCGAGTTCATCCGACTGGAATGGAAGCAGGTAACATGGGACAACGCGAAGCTTGAGGACGGCAAGCCGGACTGGCAGACAATCCGGACTTCTGCTCACTACGTTTGCCAACTCTGCCATGGCAAGATTAGCGACAGCCAGAAGGTCGCTGGCTTGCGTCACGGCAAATGGATCTCCCACAACGTCGCCAGCATCCCGAGCGTCCGGTCTTATCACTTGTCGAGCCTCTATTCGCCAGACCGCAAATGCACTTGGGCAAATCTCGCGGTCGCCTTTCTGGAGGCCAAGAACTCCATGATGGGGCTGCAAAGCTTCGTCAACGGTATGCTCGCGGAACCGTGGGAAAACCAAGACTCGCAACCGGAGCGTGTGGAGGTCGTCTCGGATACCGAGATGCCAGAAGCTCGGAGGTATCTGACCGCAGACGTACAAGCGGCAGCGCCGTTCTTGTGGTGGGTCTGCCGCGAGTGGAGCGCCGGTAATTCACGACTGGTCGCAGCCGGTCACGCAGATGATTTTGCCGCTCTGCGACGGGTCCAACTGTACTACAACGTACACGACATGGACGTTGGCGTTGACTCCGGTTTCAACACCCAAGCGGTGTACGATGCTTGCGCTCAGTACTCGCAGACCAGCAGCGGAGCCATCAACTACCCGTGCGGACTTCGCTACCCACCGGAGGGAGGCTTGCGGAAGCCGATGCTTGTCGGTTGGTTGCCACTCAAAGGCCGAGAGAGCGGAGCGAGATTCACCAGCAAGACCGGATCAATCCTCCCCTGCGGCATCACGACTTCGACGTCGATGCGAACCGATGTCGTCCAGCCGCTGATGATCTTTGACACAGAGCATCTTCGGGAAATGCTCCAGAAGCTCCGCAGAGGCAGCGAAAACCACTCATGGTCTGTTTGCTCGCTGCCAGCGCAACTCGACGCAGAAGGAGCGTTTGCGAGCGATGCCGACACCTATTGGAAGCACCTCGACAGCCACATTCTCAAGCCTACCGCCAACCGCGCTGGACGCATCAAGCATCTGTGGTTCAAGCGAAACACGCGCTGGCCGGACCATCTGCACGACTGCGAGATCATGCAGATTGCGATGGTAACGCTCTGGAACGATCTCATTCCAAATCCCGTTGTTGATACAACTGGCGGTTGACAAGCCGGACGCTCTGTGAATAGTCCGCCCGAGTGGTCACTTACACAGTAGCAACAAAGCGGTCTTACTTGCGTACCACTTACGCGAGCAAAGGCGCTTTGTCTCTGTTGGATGCTCTGACCGCAAAGCTGACCGTTTCTGCCAATGCTCTTGAGAGCGGCAATCTGGTTCGGCAAACGTCTTCTTCTGATGTCTCCGTTGAGTTCGCTGAACCCGGAAAGGGAAGCGCAAGTCCCGGCGAGATGTTGGAAATGTGGGAGTCTCTGCTGAGTGACTACGATTACGCGGTCACGCTGTTGTCTGGTGATGGTATTACCAGCCCAACGGATGCCCAGATTTACGCAAAGATGCTCGGGTCAGTCCTTATTGCGACGACCCGTTATTATGGAGACTTCACGCAGTACCGGCGTGAGGCCACCGTTAGGATGAGCTAATGGGAATCCTCTCAAAAATCCGAGACGTTCTGTTCCCTGCTCCTGAGAACAAATACGAAGGAGCGCAACAGAGCTTGCGTCGTTCGTATCTCGACACCTCGTACACCTCAGCTCGGTTTGATGTCACCAGTTCGACCCGACAAGCGATTGTCCGGAAGAGCCGGTATTTTGAGCAGAACAACGCTATCCTCAACAGGCTCGGAGACCTCTTTGAGTCTTACACCGTTGGGTCGTCGTTCTCGGTCCAACCCGCATCCAGCGATCCGGCATGGAATCTCAAAGCAAAGAAGTGGTTCGACATCTGGTGTCGGTATCCAGACATCGGTTCCCGCCAGTCTTTCGGTACTTTGATGGGTCAAGCCGCTCGGGGATGGTTCTTCGACGGAGAGTCTTTTATTCTGCTAACCAAAGGCGAGAGCGGCAAACCGCGATTGCAACTGCTGGAAGCTCAATCGGTAGCGACTCCGGTGGGGATGGAGTCTGACCAGACCGTATTCGACGGCATCCGCTTTGATCCTCGGACGGGTCGAGCGGTAAGCTATTTTGTCGGTTCCGAGAAGACGCAGGGAAATCTGGTGGACGTCCGAGCCATTCCTTCGGATTCAGTCGTTCACATTTACGAGCCGAATCGCGCTGGTCAGCTTCGCGGGATTCCCTTTGTAAGCTGCGTCATCAACGACCTGCACGATCTCGACGACCTCCAGAAGCTTGAGATGGAGGCTTGCAAGCTCGGCGCTTCCGTCGCTCAGATCGTCAAGACGGTCTCCG